CGTGGTATTAGTACTTCTCAAGTGAACGCCATAGCTAAATCTTATGGCATGGTTGCGTATGTTAGAGGCGAATGGTGGCATCATCAGCCTTGTAAAGTTGTTAATGGCAAAGTTAAATGGTTTGATGCGCCTGCTTTGAAAGGTACGAAAGCTACTAAAACAGTCAAGCAAGATGTTAAAGGTATTGCTGCTGCGTTTGCTGAGATAGAGGCTTTGGTTACTGCGCATCCTTTGAAGAAAGGTTCTAAGGGGGCTGCTGTGAAGGTGGTGCAACAGTTGTTGGCTGCTAAAGGATTATATCGGTATAAGGTAGATTCGGATTATGGCAGGCTTACTCGGAAGGCTGTTGTGGAGTTCCAAAAGCGTCGGCTATTATATGTTGACGGCATAGTTGGACCAAATACTTGGAAGGCTTTACTTAGATGAAAGAATATTTAGATTTACTTGAGCGATGTGCAGCAACGTTTGTGCAAGCAGCAGTAGCCACGATCAGTGGTAACAGCTTCCTTGACATGGGAGTAAGCAACTGGAAACTAGTAGCAGCTTCTGGATTTGCTGCTGTGCTATCGGTTCTTAAAGGTTGGGCTGCTACAAAGATTGGTGACAAATCATTTTCTTTAGTTGGTAAAAATACTGCATCTGAGGAGTCTCTTTACGGCGACGAATAGGGGTTAAATGGCTACAAATTTTCCTAGTAGTTTAGATACTTCTACTCAGCAACCGACTATTGCTGCATCGGATGAGATGGATGATTCTGGTAAGGAGCATGATGTTGTTCATACGAATCATTCTGGTGCGATTATTGCGTTAGAGACTAAGTTGGGTAGTACTGATTCTAACCCTTCGGCTGGTGCTGTGCTTATGGGTACTGGTTCTGGTACGTCTGCGTGGGATGCTACTCCTACGTTTACTGGGGATGTTACGATTCCTGACGGTGATTTAATTTTGGGGTCTACGGCTGTTACGTCTACTGCTGCTGAGTTAAATATACTTGATGGTTCTAGCACTTCGTGGACTGAAGGTACGCCATCATGGACTAACGTAACAGTAGGTAACGCATCAACTAATACCATAAGACATATTGTGATTGGTAAACTTTGTGTTGCACAATTTAAGATAATTTTTGGAAGCACTACTTCAGTTGGAGGAACTGTTTCATTAGCGCCTCCTGTAAATGCTGACTACAGTCATTGGCAAATGGCTGGTAACGCTTGGTTTCATGACACAAGCGGAGGAAAGTTGTATCAAGGTCAATGTGTAATAACTAGCGGAACAAATGTTTCTTTTTATGGGATATTTCATGCTGTAGGTAATTATTCTTATTCAGGGGGGCTTACAGCCTCTACGCCTGCGTCTTCATGGGGGACAGGTGACAGTTTCACAGGTCAAATAGTGTACAGGCTGGCATAATGAATTTACGAAACGAATTACTAGACCCAGAAATTATACCAAATGAATGGTTAATTGAACGGATGAAAGATCAACGTAATCTATTATTGATGCAAAGTGATTGGACTCAAGTAGTTGACAGTGCTTTAACCGACAGCAAGAAAGCTGAATGGGCTACATACAGGCAACAACTACGAGACTTCCCAGAAACATGGAGTCCTGCCGATACCGTTAATTTCCCAGATCAACCAAGTTAGGAAGGTTATGCGTGGCTGGCGTAGCATACCGTACCTCAACAGACTACAGAAACTCTGGAGCTTATCAAGAGTCCAGCGTTACCGTATCTCCTTCAACAATAGCTTGTACTGCGACTGTACCGGCTGTAACCGTGACAGCCTTTGCGAATGCTGCCGCTGTGGTGATTGCAGGTACGACAACTGTACCTGCTACGACTGTAACAGGGACAGCTAATGTAAGTCCTAGCGTTATAGCGACTAGCGCTACTACGCCATCAGCTACCATATCAGGCACAGCTAGCGTAGCTCCTAGTGTTATTGCTGGTGTTGCCACAACTCCATCTGCGACTATATCTGGCACAGCGAGTGTAGCCCCTAGCGTCATTTCTACGGCTGCTACAACGCCTTCTGTGACCGTTACAGGTGACGCTGGTATAGCACCTTCAGTGATTACTGGAACGTCTACAGTGCCATCTGTGATTGTTAGCATGGACCAGAACATAACAGCTACTGTTATACAGGCAACTACGTCTGTAGATCAACTGTTGTTTCGCAAAAAATATGTGCCTGTGTTTGAGAATACAGTGCCTACGTTAGATGTTACTAGGTTTCCTGTGATTAGTCCTGCTAGGAACTTGCGGAGATTCTATCCTCCGACGGCTAGAGGGGTTAATATATTTATATTAAACGATGGGTCAGTGACGACCCGACAACCGGCAGATGTGAGTACAGTTTCTCGGACAATATATGGTGGGCATGAATCTCCTACTGATTTTACAGATGAAGAACTAAACGCTTTGAAAGATGCTGGCTACGGAATAGAGGTAGAGGGTTATGCCACGGTATGACTATAAATGCAACAGATGTGAAAACGTTGAAGAAATAATACATGGCTTTAATAATGAGCATTCGTTTCATTGCGTTGATTGTGGACAGGCAATGACTAAACTTATTTCTGGTGTGAACATTGCGCCTTCTGCTATGCCTTCTCGTAACTCTGTGATTGATTTAGACGCTACGAAGAAAGCTGAGAAAGCTAAAGATGCTGATATGTCTGCGTATAAGCGTTTGCGTAAGAGTGGTTTGCAACCTAAATCTATTAACGGGTCAGCACATTTAGAGAAACATGCTGAGACTAAGAGCGAGGTTCAGGCAGGTCGTTTGTATTCTAGTGATGCGAGTAGGAAAGAAAGCGAAAGACTTATGAATAGTATTGAGGCGTTATGACTGCTCAAACGTGGATAGATGAAACAAAGAACTTGTTGTTAACTGACTATGTTGAAGAGTGCGACACGTTAGGGACAGGGTTAAACACTACTGAAACAACTGTCAACTTTACGCATGACACGGCAGGGATAGTAGCCGGAACGATTATTGAAATAGGCACTGAACTAATGTACGTGTTTAGTGTTAACGCTACAACGAACGATGCTACTGTTCGGCGTGGCTTCCGTGGCACAACTGCTGCTTCTCATACCGCAGGTGATCTAGTTACTGTTAACCCTAAGTTCCCTGCACAGCTTGTATTGAACGCTGTTAATGATGAATTAGCTGACCTGTCATCGCCTCAGAATGGCTTGTATCAGATGAAAACAGTGTCGTTTACGTACAATGTGTCGCAAGATGGGTACAATTTGACGGGTGTAACTGACGATATACTGTCTATCTATCAGGTAACCTACGCTGATTTAGGGTCTGAAGACGCTGAACCTGTGTTACCTACGTGGAGTTTACGTCGTGACAGGGACACTAGCACGTTTGCTTCCGGCTATGCGCTGGTGTTACATGATGACGCTACGTCTGGGCAAGCAGTCAGAGTGCAATACAAGACAGGATTTACTGCGTTAGCTGCTACATCAACTGCGTTAAGTACTGTTGGTTTGCATTCACAAGCCTACGATTTGCCTTCGCTAGGTGCTGCTTTGAGGCTGATGTCTACACGACCTGTTCGGCGTGAGTTTATAGATGAGCAGGGGTCTAGTCGTAGGGCTGATGAGGTTCCTTCTGGGGCTGTGTCTGCTTCTATGCGTGACCTTAGAGCGTTACGGGATACAAGGATAAGCGCTGAGGCTACACGTTTGGATACGCAATACCCGATGTATTGGATGCGGTCAGGTGGTAAGACACAAAACTCTGTGTATAGAGGGGTGTAAATGGTTCATAAAGCTGAACGTTTACCCGTTACGCTAACGATTGGTGACACTGAACGTAAATATAATATTGATATTGAACAGTATCGGCGTACTGCTGTGCCGTTGTTGCGAGAACAGCGTGATACTTCTGACGAAGCAGGCGAGCAATCTATTAATAATCAGTTTTGGTTGAGGTCGCAAACAGATTGGAACTTGGGTTCTGGTCAACAGTTCTTTGATAAACCTAAGTCTGATAGAAGTAGGTTTAGTTCGTCTTCGGGTATTGATGTGTGGACTGAGGGTCAATTTTCGTTGTTGCCTTTGTCTGAAACTAAGAACAATGCGTTGTCTTTAACGAACGTTATTATGAAAGTGTTTCGTAAGGTAGATGGTGGCGTTGACTACATGTATGTTGCTTCGGGTAGTTCATTGTATTATGCGACTAACTTTAGTGCTGCTGATGGGTCAGTGACATGGAATACGATGAGTGCTCCTGCTTCTGGTAGCGCTGAAACTATCACAGACATTACATCTGATGGGGCTAACGTGTACATAGCGTATGGAAGCGCACATGTATCAACTAAACAAACGTTAGGTGTGACTACAGCACCAGCTAATAACGGGTCGTTGAACCCTGACTACTTACGTGTTGTAGGCGGTAGATTGTTTGGGATAGATGGCAAAAACATTTATGAAGACAATGGAAATGGGCATAAGGTATCAAGCAGTTTAGATTCTACGTTACTTGACGGAGAATGGGTTGCTGTATCTGCTGGACCAGCAGGGTTTTACGCTGCGAGTAACACAGCAGGAACAGGAGCCATAAGTTATATTAGCATTGGTGAAGCTGACGGGTTGCTTAACGAACCACAGCAAGTAACTGAACTCCCTAGAGGTGAAGAGATTAACGAAATGATTTCGTATGCAGGGTTTGTTGCTCTTGCAACCACAAAGGGTTTACGTTTAGGGGCTATAGATACGAACAGAGGGTCTATAACGTATGGTCCTGTTATAGAAGACGCTGGTGAGGTGCATTGTTTAACCGCAGATCAAAGGTTTATATGGTTTGGAGGCGGTTCAGGCAAGTTGTATAGAGCTGATTTGTCACGGTTTACTGAAACTCTTGTGCCAGCATGGGCTAGCGACATGCTGTCAGTTGGTGACGGCAATAGCTTAGGCAACGTTACGTATGTTGCTAGGTCAGGTGGCAAAACATTCTTTGTAGATGCAGGCAACGGAGTGCAGGGTGAGCAGTCGTTAGGGCATTTGGTAGCGTCAGGAACGTTAACGATTGGTGATATTAAATGGAATAGCCAGTTTAATAAAGTGTTACAGACTCTTGAAATACGTTCAGCGCCTGATTCTGTGGTGTCTGCTGTGCGTACATGGGCTGACGCTAACGTGGCTTGGGGTGACCCTGACGAGTTTTGGGTAGGTCAAACAGCTACAGTAGGTGGTTCTATAACCGCTACAGTAACGAACGATAACAATAATTCTATTACTACGGCTGCTTTAGCCAACAAAACAAAGGTAAACGTTGCGGCTAGTGACGGCACAGAGCTGGTTCCTAAGTTGTCTGAGTCGTTCAGGTTACAGTTTAATTTAACAAGAGATTCGGTAGCGACTGCTGGACCTGTCATAGAATCATGGCGAGTAGAAGCATTCGCAGCTCCTACCAGAGTAGACGAAATAATTATACCTATAATGCTTAGAAGCAGGGTAGCTACATCACGTGGCATGGGGTCAGCAACAGCGTACAACACTAAAGATGAGTATGAAGCGTTGCGTTCAGCGATGGTTAACAAAGATATTGTTACATATCAGGAAGGGTCACGGTCAGATAGCGTAGTCATTGACCAAGTTCAAATGTCTGCGGAGAAATTGTCTGATGATGGTAATTGGTGGGAGGGTACATGCACTCTTCGGCTACTTACAGTACCATAGAGTATGGTTAAAATTCTGTATTACGATATAGAAACAGCACCTAATTTAGCGTATGTGTGGGGTCAATACCAACAAGACGTTATAGCGCATGAGCGTGAATGGTACATGATGTGTGTATCGTATCGGTGGGAGCATCAGAAACGCACGCATGTATGTGCAATGGTTGATTTTCCTGAAGCCTACTTAGAAGACCCTGAGAACGATTACCATGTTGTAAAAAAATTGTGGGAATTAATTGATGAAGCTGACATTGTTATAGCGCATAACGGTGACAAGTTTGATATGCGTAAAGCTAACGCTAGGTTTGTGAAACATGGGTTAGGTCCAGCTTCACCTGTTAAGTCTGTTGATACGTTGAAGGTAGCTCGCAGGTATTTTATGTTTAATTCAAATCGTTTGAATCATGTGGGGCAACACTTAGGGCTTGGTCAGAAGGTAGATACGGGTGGCTTTCAGACTTGGGCTGGGTGTATGCGTGGCGATATGAAAGCTTGGAAGACGATGATTAAGTACGCTCGGCAAGATGTGGATTTGTTGCGTGACGTGTATTTGGCGTTGCGACCTTGGATGAAGAACCATCCTAACCTTAACATTGATACAAAGGAACATGCGTGTCCTACTTGCGGTTCATATAACTTGCAACGCAGAGGTTACAAGACAACTCAAACTACTTCGTATCAGCAATGGCAATGCAATGATTGTAGGTCGTATAGCAGAAGCAGGCTGGCTGAAAAAACAGAAAAACCCTCTATAGTTCCGTAGCGTTTAGTTGTACTGTGGGTAAATGGCTCGTTTTTTCTTTGTCCTGTCACGCATATTGTTAGCTTCCATGTTTGTCATGGCGATAATCAATCCCGTGTCAGCACAAGAGAGCGAGCCTGAAACAACGTGTGCAGATCAAGAAGAGGAGAACAATACTGCGTGTACTGTGCATGTGAATGATTATGATGTCCCGCCTGTGGTGTATATGACAGTCGCTGAAGATCAGACTGCTGTTGAAATCATTACCTATACGTCATTGACATGCGATAATCATGGCTTAGAAAGCATCTATGCAGACCCTTACCTCATATTATATGACAGTGGTGGGACAATTATTGGTGAAGATGACGATTCAGCTAGCCACAATGACGGTTCTAACATGTGTTGGGACAGTTATTTGAACCTTACGTTAGATGCAGGGGACTATGAATTGTCAGCTACCGCATACGATGAGGAGACTATTGGAACGTATACATTAGAGTTTTCTGGTGTGAGCTGGTCGTTGTCTAATGACCCTGAGCCTGCGCCTAATCCTGAACCGACTCCAGAACCAGAACCTGCGCCCGAACCAACTCCTGAGCCTACGCCTGAACCTGTAGAGCCTACGCCTGAGCCAGACCCTGAACCGGAACCAACGCCTACGCCTGAAGAAGAAGTTGAACCTCCCGTAAATGAGCCTATTCAAAGCCCCACTCCTCTCCCAGAAGAACCAGAAGAAGAGCCAGAACCAGACCCAGTGTGGGAACCCCCCATAGAAGATACATTGCCAGACCCAGAGCTAATTCTTCCATCACCATTTGAAGAAAATCCGTTGTCACTAGTGACAATAGACATAGAGGAATTAGAAGATGATTCATTTAATGATGATATCATTTGGGACTTAGAAGATGTAGAATGGGATGACTTTGAGTGGGATGAGTTACCTGAGATAGAGGAATTAGATGAACTGTTACCAGAAGAAGATGAGGCAGAGGCGGAAGAAGAGGCAACTTTTGTTGATGAGGGAGAACAAGAACAGCCAGATGAAGTACAATCACATGTGGAACTAGAGGAAGAGTTTGTTCTTGAAGAGTACGAAGACATTGAAGAGATAGACTTTGAGGAGTTAGACGCTGATGAGCTTGACGACGAAATTATTGCTGAGATATTACAAGATGAAGAGGCTGTTGAGGTCTTTTTTGAAGAGGTCTTAGAAGACAACCCTGATTTTTTTGAGGATGCTACCGAAGATCAAGTGTCTGTTATCTTTGAGTCAGCACCGGAGCTGTTTAATGAGGCTTCTGATGAGGTGAAGGATGAACTTGAGGCTGAGATTAATGTGTATGCTGGTGGTTTTGGTGAGTATGTGCCAGAGGATTCAACAATATCTGTTGATGAAAGGCGGAGTATTATTGCGGTGGCTACAGCGACTGCTACAATAGCTACAGTAGCGGTTGCTAGACCTACACCGCCACCTACACCAAGACCTACAACTCCAACCCCTCAAAGACCTAGCAGTCCATCGGCTGTTTCTCCCAGTGGTCCAACGATCAGGAGAAACAATGATAAAACGTAAACTTAAACGGTTAACACGTGAAGTATTTATTCTTAGTTTAACTGCTGGCTCTACGGGTATTGTGCTGATTACGTTGTCAGGGGAGACAAGAGAGTACGGTATTTGGATTACCGTAGCTAGCTTTGTGTGTCACATGGTAGGTGTATGGATTGATTGGAAAGAAGAGTGACTCTTGAAGCACTGTTCTTAGTTATTCTTACAGCTTGTCTTGTGCCTTGGATGGCTTGGATTTCTACCGTGTTAATTAAGATTGAGATACGTTTAGCTAAGGGTGATGAAGCGTTAGAGACTGCGGAAAAGCGTTTATCTGACCATGAGCAACGCATCAGGGCGTTAGAGTCTGCCCGTTAGCCTTGTCTAGTTGATGTCGCCAGATCATTAATAGTTCTGACGCAAAGTCAGCATCCATAACAGCTACAGTGCCTACTTGCTTGCCTACTGTGGACCTTCTGTCCCCGTGTATGGCAAAGATAACCCACTTGTTGTCGTCTGATACGTTACGTATGCGAGCTATCCACTTGAACAAAGACCATGCTTTACGGTACTTGACTTCCACTGTCACGCCTGTGTCCCCCAACCAGATATCATGCGATTCAGTGGAAGCCGAAGTCCTTTTCACATCTTTGTGTCCCCACTGTATCAAGAGATCACGGATAATGTTCTCTCCTACAGTGCCTTTCTGTCGTGCTTTACTCACTGTTTGACGTAAGGCACGTTGTCTATGTAGATGTTTATTATTCTACGTAGCATACCTGAACGTGACCTGCCTTCCTCAAGGGCTAGCAAATCTACTTGGTCAAGTAATTCTTTGGGCATTCGTAAAGCTACGAGTTGATCGTTACTCATTTTGTTCCTCCTCTATTTCTTCTAACCAATCTTCACCTACAAGGCTGTAATAATTCATCAAGCCCATAATCCAATCTTTTAAAATGTCAAGTCGCATAAGCGTAGGCAAACTAAGAAACTTGGTGGTTGGAACAAAGTATGCTTTTCCGCTGTCGGTATAAGCTACAAATAAACCTTCAGTGTCTAGCGTTTCTTCACGCCTTCTCCTTAAGAATTCCTTACCTTTATCTGTTAATTGTAGTTTGTCTGGGAAATTGGACAAGAAAACTTCTTTGAAGCTATCAAAGTCGTAGTATTCTTCTTCTTCATTAAGGGTCATTAGAATGGCATCTCCTTAGCTTCTTGGCGTGCATCTCCCCAGTGTTCAGAGTCTGAGTCTACGATAGCTGTTCGCCCTCCCCAGTCGTCTTGCTTGGGTTTGATTACGTTGGCTACATCCCACACGTTACAGTTCCAAGAGGTTTTCATTTCGCCTTCCTTGTTTTTGTAACTGCTTTGTGAGAACTTGCCTCGTATCATTACACGTGAACCTTTGCTTGTTTGGTCTGCAATGGTTTCTGCTAATGCTGTTGACCCATCTCTACTGTCCTCCCATATCGTGAGGTTTACCCAGATGGTAGGGTCGTCTTTCTTTACTTGGTAGGCTAATGCGTTTTCGTATACGACTTTGCCTACTGAGTCTATTACTTTCATTTGCCATTCTCTTCCGAGATTGCCGTGAAGGTAGTGTGTGTGTTCGTTGATACTCATTCTTCTCCTTTACTGAGTTCTTTGTGTAGTCGGTAGCTTTCGTCACCTGTCCAGAGTGACAGCCCCAGCGAAGCTCGCATGGCTATGCGTTTTAATCCATCGCTGACGCTATTCTTGGCGTTCTGACCTGAATGTTTACTAGGTCTTTCCACCTCTCCGATCTCTTGGATAGTCGTAACCCTCCCGTCTATAGAGAAGGTACATTCAAGGATGCAACCCTCAACGATACCTTCAGGGCTACGTATCAATTCTACTATTCTCATGTCAAACGGTCCAAGATGAGCAAGCAGGAATTGTGTTATGTCTCCATGACTAACGTACCTGTCCCCTCTTCCCGTTGGTTTAACTTTTACATACGCTTCTGGTATGGGTTTAGCTAACTTAGCTAACTGGGATGTCATCATTATCTCCTTTCAGTAATGATTCATGGTAACGAGCTGTCGTCAAGGTAACCTCTGTTGGTCCTACCATCTGACAAAGTTCGTTGTATCTACAGTAACGACATTGCCAGTGTCCGCCTTTGTGAGGCACACCATACGGGCTAGGGCTTTCAACTAACTTGTCTACCCCGTTGTCGTCAAACAGTACGGCATCTGGAAGCATATCGTTACTGAGATCTTGTTGCACTGAGCGGAACAGTTCTAGTTCAGCATCAGCTAATTGCATAGGTGACATTCCGTACTCGTAGATAACTTCATCTAATGGGATAACCCATTCAATGATGTCGCCTGCTTTTGTTTTGCTACGGAAGTCGTCGCCTTTAGACATGTACACAAGGTACACAGCGTCTACAAGCCCACCTGCTTCAATTATACCTTTGGCATATAAGCTGGCTTGTGACAAGTGTTCTCGTTTAGGCACACCTGATTCTCTACTGAGGCGAAACCCGAATGGAGACATGGTTTTTATTTCTAACAACCTGTATTCGCCATTGACTTTTATTAATCCGTCACAGCTACCACTAAGGCTAACACCTGTGTAGGACAAATCTATCGGTGTCTCATACTCTCCTAGAAACTGATCTGCGCACGCTTCTTGAATCACGTTGTGCATGTGTGTTCCTAGCTCAAATGCGAGCAGGGTTGATGTGTCTATTTCGTGACACTCAGTTGTCTGTAAAGCGTTGAATCCTCGCTGACGTAGACACGCACCGCTGTCACTCACACGACTCTGCGTACCGCAAGCTGTCTCCTTGACGGAACGATTGCCTTGTAAGAATTGTTCGTATGCTGTGCTTATATCAGAAGTCTGTTTCATAATCTTCTCCTAATCTGTAATACGCTACCTTTGCCCCACCGTTAGGGTTATCCATCTTGCGTTCAATAGGCACACCAAACTCTTCAGAGAGTTGGCGTATCCTACGTTGCCAATCACCTTTACCCAGTGTATAGCGCAAGTCCTCTCCACAAACCCAAGAGTTTATTTCAGAAGTACGATGGCTTCTTCCATCGGCTATCTTCTTTATGTATAAGAGATAGTCGTAGGCTTCTTTGCATTTCTTTCCTGCGTCTTTGAGGGACTTGGCTGATTCGTGCTCAAGTCCCTCCCGATAACCTGCTCTGGCTCTCTCATCGCCCATGAGTTGCCTGAATGGTCTTCGGCATGTCGGGCATGATTTAAGTTTGGTCATCATTGTCTGCCCTGACATTTGTCTCTGCCTCTATAAGTTCTACAAGTATCTTCTGCGATGCAATGATCGCATTGACAGCGTTGTAGAGTCCTTTGAGGTGAGGTTCGTCTGTCTCAAATGGTTTTATTTCATCTGGCATATCATTCCTCCTTTAATGGGTTAGCGTCTATTGCTTCCGCTAAACCTTCTCTGTGTTGTAACAAATAACCTTGTTCATCTATGTGCTGAATTAAACTACCGATCTCGTCACCGAGTCGGTCATCATGTATAGATTCTTCGGTCATTATTATTTCTAATACATTAATCTTCTTACTCATTAGCCGAACACCATGTTGTCATGTGTGACACTGTAGTTACGCACATATCTAGAAATACCAAACCTGTGTGAGCCATCAATGTCTTCAAGTATGCTACGCACAACCTCTCTCGCTGATGGTTCATACCCATCCTCGTAGTGCATGAACTGGTGGTCAATGAACTCTTGAGTTACATGGATAGTAACATCAAATTGTATTTCCATTACTCTAATCCTTCCTTGTAGTAAAGCTCTTCCTCACGTTGAGCGTGAAGAGCATTTGTTTCTCTTTGTAAAGCCTCATCAAAGGCTTCTTCTTGTTCGGGTGTAAACCCTAACAGTTTTATTTTCATAGCTTTCCTTTCTTTTGTTATATTCAATTATACACGACCTGTAACAAATGTCAAATCATGTTACACATCGTTTGACCAGTTCGCTCCATTACAGAACGGGCAAGTCGGATACCTGTCAGAGATTGCATCACCAATAAAAGCTCTGCAATCAAGACACTTAATGAAGAACTTGCTTAAGCCTTTAGACTTACGCTTCTTCTTTTTCTCCTGCGAGAAATCAAAGTCCATATCCCTTCCTTTCTTTATTAAGTTAGCGTTTGTAAATACTAACTCGCCCAGTGGTTCTGCCAAAGTTATGCTGAACTGCACCGATAGCGTGAGCAACTACTTGTTGTCTTTTTCTTTCAATGGCTTCCGCTCGCCTAGCTTCTTCAAGCTCTGCTTTGGTTTGCTTTTTGTTTTCTGCCATACTTCCTCCTTTCTTTGTTCCTTCTTTCTTTATTGGTATTGTGGTATTGGAAGGTCTTGGTCATCTGACGGATTGCTGAAATCAATCGGCGTGTTCCACTGGACTGTAAACCAATCCATTTCTGACCAACCGCCCTTAAGTACGGTCCACACGACTGCTGGTGAATCAATGTTATCGTTACGATGACCGTGATCCCTGCCAACAGGTAGTGCTAGCCATTCCTCTTTAGAAAAGCTTCTGCTCATCTGGTTCCTCCTTTCTTTGTTCCTTCTTGGTGTATAACCTTGTGTACAGGGTATCACACGCTGTCAAGTCGGACTCTCATCATCCTCCATCTGTAACGCTCAGATGCAGTCATTCCATGTCTGAAACCCCAAAGTTGGAAAGGGTCTGGCTCATCTTCAGCAGACGTAGCAATACACTGTTCAATAACAGGGCATGCATCACAAACAGACCGACACTTACGATGCTGGTCTGAATAGAATATCGTAGTCATGCCACGACAGCCAGCTTTCTCTCTCCAGTTATCCATTCTTTTACTATACACTAAAGAACCTCCTGCGTAGGAAAAGAAGGAAGGAAACCCACGCAGGAGGTCTAATGATTCTAGCCGTAAACTAGTTCATCAAACAACCCGTATTGGACAATAATATCTGCCCACTCTACGTCGTGCATACTTCCAAGCCGTTCATAGTCATCGGTTTTGTCAGCCTTATACAGCTCAAAGCCTACCTCATCTACCATTGATTGTATCAAGGGATGAGAGTACGACTCCGGCTGGCTATCTTTGAAGTGTTTAATTAATCTAGCTATGCCTGTCATAATTATCCACCAGTCTAAGGTGTACACAGAGAAACTATTACCTTTGTCTTCCTTGTTGTGCAAAAATGGTTGCCAGTGAGGAATTGATAGTTTCGCCGACCAGTCACGATCACTTTTGTAATTGTAATCAGTGACATCTGCCCAGTAGTTAATACCGCCTTCGCAAGCAGTAATAAACACATCTTTAGCAAACTCAGGGTACTTGTAGTCTTTCATAATCTTTCCTTTCTTTTTGTTGTCGCATTAAAGGTACTTTGATTCGTACAATGCTTTGCTTATTTTCTCAGCGAACATATCAAACTCTTCTTCTACTGAACAATGTTCTGTAGGTTTAATGAAGAACGTGAAGTGTGAATCTGAAAACTTAATGTTGAAAACTATGTAGTCACTATGATCTGTACTACTTTTTCTAACATCAACTTTAAAGCTAGCATCTTCCGCTAATGATTTCCGCTGATGGACATTTATGTATGCCATATCTTTCCTTTCTTTATTTATTATTTTAATACGATGATAACCGCTGGTTTGCGTCATCTTTGTAAGCTTGAATAACAAGAGTGTCATCATTTACGAGAGTTGTGCGAACTTTAAGACCACGTATTTTTCCTGCTTGCTTAGCGCCATTACGCATACTATTGCTATTGCCTTGGAAATCAACGGGTCGTTTAAGTTCCCAGATGTTACCATCTAACCACAAATCCCAATCATACTTTCCCTTGCGACCAACGCTAGCGAAAGCAAATTTTTCTAATTGTGTTGCCATAATTTATCTTTCCTTTCTGAAACATGTTGAGTGTTTCCCACTGTCCACTACCTAAGGGAGGTAAGTGTGGTGGACAGGGAGCGACACTCTTCAGCTCTGGGAGATTCCCTGAATCGTCAGAGGTTGCTAGTTCTTTAGCATTCTTGTACGTCAAGAACCATAGTTGATGTGTGCATAGCATGATTGTAAGCATCATTAATAGTTGCTTCGCTCTCAGCCATGTCACGTGCATCGTAATCATTATCTGCTTCAACTTCTACCCACTCGTCATCCTCGTAGATATGGTTGAGATGTACTTTGTACGTTGGCATTATCTTTCCTTTCTTTTTCATTCTTTTCATAAACGAGGTATCTCTTTCTGTTGCCATGACTTCAACCTCTATGTAACGAGTCACCGAATCTTATTCAATTCATAATTTGTCACCACATCCGTTACCACGAACACTACCGCATCCGACAACGAAACCGTCAGTGACACCATCTAATGAATCAACCGGAAGATTACAGAAATCACAATAAATGTATTCGCCATCTTCATTAGGTTGAACATTGTATGGGTTAGGTCTAAGACTTACCATTATCTTCCTTCTTTCTTTGTCTCTAGCGATTCAAAGGAGCTAGAACTTCTTTGTAATGTATATCCAATATGTACAGTGACCTATCAGATTCATTTTCAGTTTTATCCAAGTTATCTATCTCTTGGATAAAAGCATCGTAGAATCTTTGGCGGTCAAACCTGTCATTATCTTCATAACACATATCAGCTACAGCCTGTACTGTCGCTACTATCGGAACTAACCTTTGAGCTAGTGCGCCTGACCCGTACCTTTCGGTAGGTTTGGCTAATGCTTCGGCTAATCCTTGATAGTATTTTCTACTTAGTGCCATTATCTTTCCTTTCTTTTAATGACTGCGTTTTATTTAATAGGTGGCATCAACAGCTTCTATAAGAGAAATTTTCTCTACTGTAATCTTTGGCAGTCCCCACCCCATAAGGCTAGCAATTAGCTAGCCCCATAGGTTAGTTACTTTCAAACACTTTATATACAAAACTATATTCATCATGGTCACAGTTGTTTTCAAACATCCATCGCTCTATCACACTAGACAAACTATCATCTACCGTCATGCAAGCAAAGTCGTCACCATTCAATGCTTTTTGTACCTCTTGCACCTCTTCTAAAGCATCCTTTAATACAACACCATAAGGGTAATCGCTATCATTATTCTCACGGATAACAATAGTGATCTCTTTAGTAGTACAATCATAGGTTTCGCATATCTTTTTGATTGAACTATTACGGTTCACTTTCATATCTTTCCTTTCTTTTGTTGATGCTATTACTTAACACCCTAGAACACATCCAAAGATGTGCTCCGAGCTATCAAGCTTCAACTTCTATTCCAAAGTCTTGTTTGAACTCATAGATAACTTTATTGATTGCGTAAAGCTGTTCGTATATTTCACGCTTAGTTCCACGCTTAGAGATGTTACGGCTCCCGTTGTTCTTAACTAGTCGGTGAGTACCATCGGCAGAGTAAATATCAAAGCGCTCTGGAGCGTCGTTATCCCGAATACCGAAGTAGCCGTTTAACACTGCCACTTCACGCTCAAGATCTTGTGTAGTTATTCTTTCCATTATCTTTCCCTTCTTTATTGATGTTTACTTAACACCTTAGAACACATGCTTACACATGTGCTCCGAGCTATCAAGCTATGCCGAGAAATTTATACCAAAGTCCCAGCTACCATTGTCAACAACATATTGAATCTGCTCTTCTATTTCGCTATCAACCCACCCTTCTTTGAGGGTATCTATTAAAGCTTGCTTTACTGTCTCATCATCTAGCGCAGGTTTATCTTCACCCTTGAAGAAGTCTAACTCTTCTGGATTAAGATTCGCTATCACTAGAGGAACTAACATTTTCGCTAGCTCATTTAGTAGTGGTTGTAAATCCATATCTTCCTTCTTTCTATATTGATGCAGTTAGCACCCTAGAACACATCTCACGATGTGCTCCGACATACTAACTAACTAAGTTCTGTCCTTCAAATAGTGCAAGTCCACCCGTACCGAGTTGGGTTACACCGTCAAATCGTTGATCACGTTCCCACCGTAGCGCTTTATGCGCTTGACGATTGCGAAGACGCTCTAACCGTAATTGATTAAGTTCACGGTCACGGCGTGCTTTACGTAACTTACGTTCATATTCTTCCATTGTGCCTTCTTTCTGCATCCCTTGCGGGTGCTCATCAGTGTGGTTAATTCCACAGAGAAGGAAAGAAAGATGTCTAATTTACGATTAGGGCTATACAGCCTCCATCTCTAGTATACCGGTAGGTGCCGGTTAAGCGATTGTACTAGGGTTTTACTATCCGTCATCACGGTGGAACCTTCCCTTTAATGCCCCTTTTTCTCATCGGGACAAAAGACTCGCATATTTTGGGGACTTTCAACCCTTCAGAAGAACTCTTGTGCTGATGATGTCTCATCTGTCCTTCTTATTCCTGCTCCCCTTCCTCGGGGCGGTGTGGAAATCCGGTTTCTGTATTTCCTTCAGTAATAATATAGTACCACATAATTAAGTAAAAGCAAGCTATTTACCCCTTTTTTTTAAATTGTCATATATATGTAATATAACTGTAACCTAACTGTAACATAAGACCGAACAAAAGCGAACATATGTACGCCTTCACAATCCAACCTAAGCGATTTTTTTAAGGTTTTAGTACTGCAGTAACCCAAAAAAAAACAACGCTCTGAGGGGCGTTATATTGAGCCTGAAGGCAAATTCATATTTATTCATCTGACTGCATAAATATACACGAGCCCCACCCATCTAATGGCAACCATTAAAACCTATCTAATGAGGTCCATTAAAAAGAAAGTCTAACCCTCTACTTGAGGTTTAGGGCGAACGTACGTTTGGCGAACATATGTTCGGTCTAGATGATTTAACGGGGGAAGTGCCTTGATACCCCCCCCTCCTATGTGTATATACGGTGTTTTGGGGGTTTTGGTTTAGTGGTTTGTGTGTTGTGGGGGTGTTTTTTGTGTGTGTTTGGGTGTTTTGTTTGTTGGTGTTTGGTTGATTTGTTTTGGGGCGTAGTTTCCCTTGGGAACCTCCCAAGCATTGGGGTTGCTTTGACCTTGTAATCGCTTTGTCCTGTGCGTTACGCCCCTATGCGCTCATTTCCTGTTTGCGTTGTCATAGGGGGCAGTTACCCTTCTGACGGGTGACTCACCGATGGTTAGTCGGGCGCTGCTTACAGGCGTTGTTGTGGTTGGTCAAGGGTCCACAATCCCCTTTTTGTTTTTGGGTATGGGTTAGGATACCCTTTCCGGTATTTAGTTACAACATGGTGTTGGGAGTTTTTTGTGTTTTGTGAAGATTTTGATGAAATAGTTGATGATGTTGAGGATGAGCTGCTAGAGTGTGGCTTAGAAAATCCTGACATTTGTGAGAGTTGTCAGTAAGGAGAGTATTATGCCATACGGTAAGGGTACATACGGTAGTAAGGTTGGTAGACCGTCTAAGAAGGCTAAGGCTGCTGGTCGTAAGAAGATGAAGAAAAAGAAAAGAATGTAATGCCTGCTAAGAAAAAAGGTTTGTATTTTAATATAGATGCTAAGCGTAAGCGTATTAAGGCTGGTTCTGGTGAGAAGATGCGTAAGAAGGGCGCTAAGGGTGCGCCTACGAATAAGGCGTTTAAGCAGGCTGCTAAGACGGCTAAGAAACGAAAGAAACGTTAATGGCTAAGAAAAAAGACCCTCGTTTAGCTAGAGTTGGTGTGTCTGGGTTTAATAAACCTAAACGTACTCCTAAGCATCCTACGAAATCGCATGTTGTTGTGGCTAAAGGTAAAGGTTGTGAAAACGGTAAGGTTATTCGTTTTGGTCAGCAGGGTGTTAAGGGTGCTGGTAAGAATCCTAAAACAGCTAAAGAAAAAGCTCGGCGTAAAGCATTTAAAGCTCGTCATGCAAAGAATATATCTAAAGGGGTTTGTTCTGCTGCGTATTGGGCTAACAAAACTAAATGGTAGATGGGGTCTGGTAAAGCTACACCTGTAGAAAAGTGGGCTGAGTATTTATTGCTGCGTCGCAGTTTAAGTATGTATCAGGCTGCTAAACAGGCTGGCGTTAATTATCATTCAGCTAGGGACAATGAGTCTGGGCGTGTGTCTACACGCAACTATGTTGTCGCTAAAGAGCAAACTGAACGTGTAGGTGTATCTACTATACCTGTGTATGAGGAGCTGGATGTAGAAGTTCAGGAGTGTTGGGATAATATTGAAAAATTTGCGTTGCGTTATTTTGGTATTGTTTTGCAGCCGTGGCAAATAGAAGCTACAGAAAAGATATTTGAATTATTTGAAACACCATTAGAGGAATATTGTGTTATTAATGCACCACCTGGAAGTGGAAAATCTACATTTTTTGCTAAAGTTTTGCCAGCATGGGCAACGGTTCGTAACAGAGCCATTAGAGGGATGCTCGGTTCCTCAACCCAACGTCTCGCTGAATGGTATACACGGCGTTTGAGAGCGGAGTTTGAACGTGAGCATGTTGCCCGTGCTGAGCTAAACGACATTAAGTTAGGTTTAGCGGTTGACGCTGAACGTACTATGCAACAAGACTTTGGGCAGTTTAAGCCTGACGCTAAAGAAATTTGGCGTGCTGAAGCGTTTACTGTAGTGCAACAAGGTGATGTGCCGTTATCGCAGAAAGAACCGTCGTGGTCTGCGTTTGGTATGGACTCTGGTTTTCTTGGTGGTCGTTTTGATCTTATTATTTGGGATGATGTGTGGGACCCTCGCAAGATGCGTAACTCTGAGTCTCGTTCTGATATGTATCGTTGGTGGGATGAGGTAGCTGAAACACGGTTAGAGCCTGCTGGGTTGCTTATATTGCAGGGACAGCGTATGGCTTCTGACGATATTTACCGCTATGCGTTAGATAAGTTTGCTCCGATAGATGATGAAGATGATGTTGAAGAACTTGATGAAAATAAAGTAGATACGGAAGGCGAACGTAAGTACACGCATCTTAAATTTAAAGCGCATTATGATGACAGGTGCAATCATTTGCATAAACCTAGTGACGTTGCGTATCCTGAAGGTTGTTTGTTGTATCCTCGTAGGTTGCCGTGGCGACGTATACGACATATTAAAGCGCAAACACCTGACCGTTACGAAATACTATATCAACAGGAAGACACTGACCCTGCGTCTGTGCTTGTAGACCCTTTATGGATTAGTGGGGGGCAAGGCGATAATGGTGTAGAGTATATTGGGTGTTGGGATAAAGACCGTGACTTGTGGGAAGTGCCAAAGTATTTAGCTGGCGAAGTTATGGTTATAGCGTCTGCGGACCCGTCACCGTCTAATTTTTGGGCGTTGCAATGTTGGGCGTATTGTCCTGAGTCAGAGTACAGGTATTTGTTAGAGTCGTATAGAAAAAAAATGGATGCTCCGTCGTTTCTTGATTGGAACCATGACACGCAACGGTTTACTGGGATAGCTGAAGAGTGGTGGCAAATAAGTAACGATATTGGTCATCCGATTACGCATTGGATAGTTGAGGCTAACGCTGCTCAAAAGTTTATTTTGCAGTACGATCATTTCCGGCGGTGGTCTGCGTTGCGTGGTGTAGAGCTTATTCCGCACTACACGCATTCTCGTAACAAAGGTGACCCTAAGTATGGTGTGCAAATGCTTGCACCGTTGTATCGTTTGGGTCGTATTAGGCTTGCTGGTAAACAGCATACTGATGCTAGACCTCATTCGTTGCTTTTAATTAATGAAGTAACAAAATGGAATCCAGAAGGCACAGGGTCTAGAACTGATGACTGTGTAATGGCACAATGGTTCGTAGAACATAATCTTAATAAATTGTACGTGCCTCCGTCTGAGCCTATTAGACAGTGGCGACCAACTTGGGTAACAGAAAGTTAATACATTGAAAACAGCAGAAGAAATTGTAGACCTGTACTACACCCGTTCATCTAACCATGCTGGTGTAAAAGAAAAAATGCGTTTAATACGTGATCATTACAATGGTGATGTTATTGTGCCGTTGCCTGAAATAGATTCTACTGAGGCTTCTTCTGTTGCTAATTTGTTAGCACAGGGTTTAGATCAAACTGCTATGCGTATAGCGTCTGTTACTCCTGATATTGTTTGCCCACCTGAAGATGAGGCATCTAAGCAAGCGCAAAAGTTTGCGTCTATTCGTCGTAAAGCATTGTTTGGTTGGTGGCAAAATTCTCGTATAGATATGCAGCTTGCTAAACGTGCAAGGCATTTAATTGGTTACAACAATACGATTGTGCAGGTTCGGTTTGATATGGAAAAGGGTTGCCCTACATGGCATGTGCGTGACCCGTTAACTGCGTATCCGTCTAATTTGCGTGGCTCTGATGGTATGAGTCCTTCGGATTGTGTGTTTGGGTATGAGCGTTCGTTTGGTTGGATACGTAGACATTATCCTGATGCTGCGTTGCGGTTTGCTGGCGTTGCTGATGCCCCGTATGATACGCATAAAGCTGTTGAACTTATTGAGTATGTTGACCATGAAGAGTATGTGCTTGTAGCGTTGCGTAACCCTGCGCATACTATTGGCTCTGGTGACGCTGAACCTGTTATAGCTGAGTTAGAGCGTGTGCAAAATCCTACAAATATTTGTCCTGTTGTTATGGCAGAACGTATTTCGTTAGATGAACCTAACGGTCAGTTTGACGGCATACTAGGAATGTATCAGCAACAAGCTAAGCTAATGGCGTTAGAAGTCATAGCTGTGCAAAAAGGTATTTTCCCTGATACATGGTTAGTGGGTCGTGCTGGTGAGCAACCTAGCATTATTAATCCTGCGAATGGATTAACTGGTGAGGTTGGTGTTATCCGTGGTGGTGACTTAAGAGACATGCAATTAAATGTAGGGTTTATGACAAACCCTGCTATTGATCGTTTAGAAAGAGCGCAACGTTTAACTGCTGGTGTGCCTGCTGAGTTTGGTGGCGAGTCTACAAGTAATATTCGTACTGGTCGTCGTGGCGACGCTGTGTTATCTGCGGTTGTTGATTTTGCTGTGCAAGAGTCACAAAAAATATTGGCTCGTTCATTAGAAGCTGAAAACAAAATAGCTATTGCTATGGCTAAAGAATATGCTGGCAATAAGTCTAAATCGTTTTATATTTCTATGGGTAAAGTTAAAGGTAAGGTAGATTATGTCCCAAACAAACACTTCACAACGGATGACAACGTGGTATCTTATAGCCAAGCTGGGGCTGACATTAACAATCTTGTTATTGCTGGTGGTCAAAGGCTTTCAATGGGAACAATGTCAAAAGAATCGTTTATGAAAATAGACCCTCTTGTTGAGGATGTTGAAGCAGAACGTGATTGTGTTACTGCTGAACAGTTAGAGCAAAGTTTGTTGTCTGGTTTGCAACAACAAGCAGCAACAGGGGCAATACCGCCTGCGGATATTGCTCGTATTATTGATCTTGTTAAATCAGATAAAGCTGAACTCGCTGCGGCTGTTGAAAAAGTACAGCGTGAAGCGCAAGAAAGGCAAGCTACTATGGTTTCGCCTACATCCCCTGAAGCGCAATCCGGTATAGCTCAAGCCGGTGCAGGTGCAGAAGCTATGGCAGCACCTCCTCCTGCTGAAGGCGGAGCTGCTGGGTTGCGTCAACTGTTAGGAGCGTTGTAATGCCACGTAAAGGTAGAGGACAAAAAGTTCAAGCTGTTAGAGGGCAACAATATGGGCAAGCTAAAATGCAAGAGGATGCTCAGGCTGTTGTTCCTTTGCCTAATATAGAAGATTCTGAACCTGTTATTCCTTCAATGAGAGCTGGTGAAAAACCTTTTGGTAGGATGACTGAGCGACCTGCTGAGTCTGTTATGCAGCAAGGGTATGCGCCGTCTAATAGTATGGGTAATGATGTTTTTACTAAACGGCAGCAAACTAAAATTATTAATTTGTTGCCTGTGTTAGAGCGTATGGCTTCTGATTATGATTCTAGTGCAAAAATACGTAGTGCTGTTATGGATGTGAAACGTAGTGTTTCTTCTTTTAAAGCAACACAAGAAGAAAATTAAATAATGGGTTTAATTGATTGGGTAGAAGAACAAGGTGATTCTCTTGTTGGTTATGGTGTAGAGGCTCTTAAAGGTGTTTCAGGTGCAGGTTATAGTTTAGTTTTAAATCCTTTTGTTCAAGCGTTTGAATCAGGAGGAGAAATTCTTATTGGTTCGTATAATGCTATTAAAAAAGGAGACTTTGACGAATTTAAAGATGCTTCTCTTACAGCGCTTAGAGAAAATTTTTTTAGAGATACGTTAGGTTTAGGTGGAGAAAGTAATTTTGGTTGGTTAACAGGTGAGTACGGTTTGGTTGGTGGCTCAACTAAAGTTCTTCCAAGCTACGTTAGAGAGCCTTTATGGGAATCATACTTAGACACTATTGAAGTTATTGATGATACAGGTGCGTTTATTTTTACTGTGCTTGCATCTGGCAACGATCAAGAAGAAGCTATTTGGTATAATGGTCTTCCTGATTTTTATAAAGACCAAGCCGATAAAGGTTACATTAAATACAATCCATTTAGTGATAAAGAAATAGAACGTATAAGTTCAGATAGTAATTTTAGTTGGTCTAATAGAATACCTATTTTAAATTATTTTGACCCTGACACATACAAGCAAGCATACGCTGTAGCTTATGGAGAAGAAGAACGTTCATTTGGGCAAGCCTTTGCATCTTTGTACTCTGGCATAGACCCTTTTAACGATTACCAATACAATGCGTTAGAAGGAACATTATACTTTAATGTGTTATCAGGTGGCGCTGATTTTCTGCAAGAAATCTTTTTAGATCCGTTACTTGTAGTAGGTAAAGGAGTTTCGTTAGCCAGAGGCACTAGCGCTATTATGCGACCTGTTACTACACAAACTGGTAAAGGCACTGGATTAGCTGGAACTCCTTTAGATATTAAACATGTTTCGTTTGAAGATGTTTTAGCTAGTAACGCTAGAGTTAGGAAAGTAACTCCTACTGGCAAAATACATATTATTAGAGAAAGCGGATTTGGTTGGCATACTGTTAAACCTACAAAACAATCTAAACGTTTTGGGTTTACTGCTGATTTGCCTGAACCTAAACTAATAACAATCGGTGAAAAAAAGTTAGCGTTAAATTACGATCAGTTAGCTAAGACTAGTTCTCAATATCGTGCAAGAGCTTTTGCTGCTTCTAAAACGTGGCAAGCGTTAGATGAAGTTATTGAAAACGCTGCACGTAGGGATGAGTTTAGTCCTCAGTATGCGTTAACGCATTTAGCTAGTCAAGGCGATACTGCATTAATTAATAAAAGGGTAGGGGCTTTGCGTGCTGCGTTGACTACAAGGCAAGCTAAGAAGTTGTCTGCTGAAGCGTTGTATTTAATTGCTAGGGGCGCTACTGCTGCGGCTAGGGCTAAGACGTTACGGTTTGTGTTAGGTGATACTGCTGTAGCTGCTGAAGCTATGGGTAATGCTGGTGCAGCATTTAATAAATTAGTTGATGGTGATTTTTTTGATTTACTTGAGGAAGCTAATTCGTTGCAAGCAAGAAGTGTTGCTGCTGGGGAAGATGCTATTAAGTTAACTGATGAATTAGAGAAATTAGAAATTTTACGAGGAACTTCAAAAAATATTAATAATTTAAAAGAAGAAATTGCAAAACGTACAAAAGATGTAAATAAATTAAAAACTAAAACAAATAAATCTTTAGTTGATAAAAAAACTATTCCTAAAGAAGAACAAAAAATTAAAAAACTTAAAGCTCAGTTAAAAGAAATGACAGAAAAAGGTTTGCCTTCTAATTTAGCTGAAGATATTTTTTCTAAACAACAAGATTTGTTAGTAGCTAATGCTCAACATACTATTCTTGGGAAACAATCACAGAAATTAAAAACTAATTTAATGAAGGAACATGAGGTTTTAACAAACACTGATTGGGTTGCGCTTTTTGATTTTAGAGCCACGTTAAGAGAGTCTATTGCAAAACAAGTTGTTAACGGTCCGTTTGAAACAGGATTCACTCGGTTAAATATGAACAAAATAGCTACGTTTGAAGATATAGCGTTAGATAAAATTGTTCTTGCTGATGTGTTAGATTACGCTGCACGTAACATGCGTGTGGATTATGTAGACCAATTTACTGGCTCTCCGTTACGAATGTCTGATACAAGTTTGCGTACAGGTGCTGGTACTGTTACAGATTTTCCTCGTATGGGTCGGGATACGTTAACTGGTGAAGTGTTTGGTGGCGTAAAAGATTTTGCTACTAATTTGCTTGTGAAACCTTTTAGTGGAAATACGTACTCTAAAGCTGCTGCTTTAAATGCACAAAAGTTACGTAACCGAGTAGGCATTTCAGATGATTTCTTAGTAGATGTATTGCCTATTCCTTCTACGTTAAAACCTTTAGGTTCTCAAAGGTTAACGTATTTTACGCAACGTGTTAACCAGCGAGTAATGCACCATTATGATCGTGTGCAAGCAAGCCAACAATTTGAAAGAATGCTAGCTGACGCTAATAAGTTTACTATTAATGGCAAATCAATACTTACACGTGCTGAAGCTGAATCGCTTAATGGGCAATATCTTTCGTTAGTTGCTCGTAACGCTACTGTAGGGCAACGTAAACAACTTTATGATAGAACTACTAAATTGTTGTGTGATCGTGCTAATAAGTTAATAGGAAGCGAAACAAATATTAAATTTACTCAAGAAGGAAGCAATGAAGTTTTTAGTTTGTACGATCAGTTAACAAATTCTAAACTTGAGTATGATGAAATGCTTCGTAATGGGAATGCTGTAGATTCTAGTTACAAGCCTGTGTTTAGCACTGATGACAAAACAATTCTTAGGAAAAGTGGTAATCAGAAAGAGGCTACTACTTTTGTTTTTTATGGTCCTGACGGTAGTTTGTTGGCTGAAGCGCATCATGGTGTAACTCCTACGCAAATGGCGCAAAGTAGCCCAATGCCTCGTTGGGATTTGTTAGAGGATGCTATTAACAGAGTAGGCAAACACGAAAACGGCGTATTTAAAAATTATGATATTGCGTATAATCCTCGCATGATGGCTAGGACAGCTCGTAAGGCTGTGTCAGCAGGTATAGATGCAACGATTAGACCTATTTGGACTGCTTCTGTTTTGTTAACGCCTCGTTGGGCTATGCGTGTGGTTGGTTCTGATGAGCAGTTGCGGTTTGCTGCTACGTTTGGTGCGTTAGAAACGTTAACTAAAGCTAAAGGTAATTGGCGAACTTTGCTTGAAAACCAAGCTGCTAAAGGCGCAAAGGTTAGGGATGATTGGCTTGATATTTATGCTAGTAAAGCATTAAAAGATAAAAAAATTAAAGTTGCTAAAGATGCGCAGCTTGCTGATAAAGTTGCGTTGTTAGAAAAAAATGGTGTGTCTTATGAGCAACTTATTAAAGAAGGTGTTGCAAACGCTAATACTTTAACGTACAAAGCTAAAACTGCTGGCGGCGCAGCAGCTAGATTAGCTATGAGTGGGTTAGTGCATCCAGCAGCAGGGGTATATCATGCTGGAAAATACAGGTCGCATAGGTACAACTCTTTAAATAATTACATGTCTGGTAAAGCTGCTGGCACAATGAAAGATTCTTACAATGCTATTGGTAGAGAGTTGTTACGCAAAGCTGACCCTGATAATCCGGCTTGGAATGAATTAGCGGATAGAGCGTTATTTGAGGGAGAATTAACTAAACAACGTTTGTTAGAATCAGGTAATCGTGAAGGATTTAACCTAAAAAATGTTGATGATATTGTTGATGCCTTTGAAATAGCTGATACGTATGCTGTGCTTAATGATGCGCCTACTGTACGCATTGGAGATAATGTTTTCCAAAACGCTATGGGTGATACTATGGCACATCAACAAATGAACGCTAGCCAAATTTCTGCTAGGCGCAGTAATAAGTCTGCTATGCAAGGTATTTATAGTGCGCATACTAGAGAGTTGTTAGAGTTGCAAGGTGGAGGTCCAGTTAAAACTTATGATTTTGTAGATGTGCCTGCTGCAAAACGGAATGATATTTTTACTGAACATTGGCAGCAATGGCAAAGCCCTGACCCTGCTAAACAAAGAATTTTTAATATTGTTTTTGATACTGAATTGCCGGTAGCGCAACGTATACAAAAAGTAGAAGAGTTTTTTAAAAACAATCCAAATATTTTAGAAGATGTAGTTGTTGATATAACTATTCCTAAAGTTGCTATGGATGATTACATTAAACATATTTCCACAAGGTTTGTTTTAGACGCTAACCACATATTGCCAGATCGCATATTTAAAGGATTGCGTAGGAAAGCTGCTTCAGGTCAGGCTGTTAAATGGGAAGATATACAAGCCATGGTTAACTCTTCTAAATTAAAAAGTGATTTAGGTTTAGATAGTTCAGCAACCTTTAATGAGGTTGTTGGGTTTATTAGAACTATGGATGGAGGCATGTATGAAAATTTTGCTAAACATAACGGAACAGAAGGTATTTTTGACAGAGCTAATGTAGTTAAACAACAAGTAAGTCGTCTTAGAAATTTTACTGACAGCATGTTTGAAACTCTTGGCACAATGCCTTCTGATGCGTTATCAAGGCATCCTTTTTACAATCGTAAATATAAAGAATATTTGTTAGAGCAAACTACTGCGTATAAAAACTTTGATGATAATTATGTGTTTACGCCTAGACAAAAAACTGAAATGGAAGCTATTGCTAGGCGCAGAGCGTTAGAAGATACACGTACAGTTATGTATGAGTTAGTTGAGCATACAAGGTTTGCGGAAGTGTTAGGGTTTGCGTCACCGTTCTTTAACGCATGGCAAGAGGTTATTGGTAGGTGGGCTTCGTTGGCGTTTGATAATCCTGTGTATGTTGCTAGAGGTATACGTTTATTTACAAGCGATATACAAGCACCTGTTCTTGGGTTGACAACAGAGAAAGACGCTTTTGGTGAAAAAAAATTAGTGTTTAATTTTAGTGACAGTATTTTAAATGATATTCCTTTTCTTAAAGAGTTGCTTGATAGCGATAAGTTAACGTTTGGTCCGTTTGGAAGTATTAGTAAATTAGCGACTGAAAATCCTATAGCGTTTGATACTGATAGTTTATTTTCGTTAGTTACATCAAGTCCGTTGCCAAGCACAGGTCCATTAGTAAACTTTATTATTCAAGAAGGAATGTATGCAGACCCTAAACTTGAAGATGTGTTTGGGTTTATGTTCCCGTATGGTGTGCAAAGCGGTCCTTGGTATGAAAGATTTATTAAAGAAACTTTGCCTACATGGACAGAATCTATAGCGTACAGAACTGGTATATACAGGGGAAATCAATATGAAACACGTGTTGGTCAAATATTTTTAGATAAGTTAACGCAAGTACAACAAAACAATGAAAACTCTGATACTCCGTATATAGATTTATCTGATGAACAAGTACGTAATAGCATTATGCGTGACGCACACGTAGCTGCGCAAGGGTTTGGCTGGTTTAAAACGTATGCAGCTTTAAATATTCCTATAGCTGTAGATCAAATGTCTCCTTTCTATGCTAAAAAACTTAGATATAACGAAATGTTAGAAGAAGATATTGAACGTGGATTTGTTGACCCTGATAATCCTAATGCAAGTTTTCCAGCAAGAATAGAAATAACAGACCCTGATGGTAATAAACGAATAGTTAATGGTCCTATTTTAACTGGTAGAGATTATACGGATGCTAGATTTTTAGCTGAAGAAGGCGACGAGTTCTTTTGGATAACGCAAAGTTTGACTAATTCTAGAGCAGCGTATGGTATAGCTCCTACTGTTGAAGGTTGGAAATTGTATGAAGCTCATAAAGAATTAATACAAGCCCATCCGGTTATTGCTGCGTTTTTGCAAGGAGATGTTGGAGCTACAACTAATGAAATGTTTAGTTCTGTAGTTTACAACAAGCAAAGAAATGAGTTCTTTGTTGGTTCTAATGAGCCAATGAGGTCTTTAAAAAGTTTAGATCAAATATTAAATAAAGGTATGTTAGATAGGGGTTGGAATCTTTATGATAGTGGGTTTGACCCAGAACAAATTCAGCAACATAGTACGGAATTTGCTAGGACTCCGCAAGCGTATATAGACCCTGCGACTGGGCGAGAGTATCCGTATAAAGAAGGTTTAGGTTTAGAGATTAGTGCATTTTATTATGAGCCTGTTGCTGGTGTTCTTCTTGCTGATAATCCTATTTATTACAATGGTGAAGGTATGCAAGATATTAATAATGAGCTGTACAAGCGTGGGCAATTAAATAGTGCGTATACCGATATTAACCATGAGTTTAATTTTGATTTGAAAATGCAAAAAGATTTTCTTGTGCATCAGTTAGGTAGGGAGTTTCCTCAGTGGAAAGATGCGTATGAAGATTTTTCTGCAAATAATAGGTTGCGTGAGGTGTATAAAGGGTTTGCTGCTTTGTTTGAAGATGAAAGTGATGCGTGGAAAGTTAATGGCGCTTCACGTGATGTGCTTTTATTTATTAACGATAGGCAAATGATAGAAGTTTTGTTGTCTCAAAGAAAAAACAAAGATATAACAAATGAAAAAAATACTGACCTTCTTGCAATTTGGCTTGGTATAAAAGCTGATTATGCGAATAGACCTGCGTTTGCTAGTACGTATATTAGGTATTTTCAAGATGATATGGTAGCTGAAAGCACTTGGACTATTCCTAAAAGTTTTACTGACAAAGGTATATTCCGAGAGCAGGAACTTGAACTATTATTAACAGAAGCAGAGATTTGGTACGCAAATAATTATGAGTAGAAACCTTGACGATTACAGAGACGACGATGGAGATTTTGAATATCTGTATTTAACAGAAGCTAATGCGTTAGCTGTTATTACGTATGTTCAAGGTTTAAGCGATGACGAACTTAAAACGTTTGCTGAAAGTTTTTTTACTAATTTTAATGGGAAATCATTAGGTAAAGCTGATGATAAAGACGCTATTACAGATAATTTGCTTGATTTTTTAGATATAGAAATATTAAAAGTAACTAATGACAGGTTAGCTAATGAAACAATAAACAAGGCATTTAAAGATGCTGACGGCAACGCATTTGATAATGCAGATTTTAGCAGGTATGCGGCTAATAATTTATTGAATGCAGTTATTGATTTTGAAGAACCAGTATACGACGTAGCAGATGTTGAGGAAGAAGCAGCATTACGGGCAGGGCAAGAACCTACTCTTGGATACATTTATGATGAAGAAACTAATGAAAGAGTGCGCCAAACTGAACGTGATGTACGGGAGTTACTTACTGAGTTAACTGACGATGAATTAATTGATTTTGCGATGGAGCTTGCTTATCACGGGCTATATGGCAAAGACAATTATGATGCTGTTTTTTTAAGAGGCGAAGATGAAGGCGAATACGAATTAGATTACGCTGCGTTTGACCAAGCAGTAAATAACGCTGTACGGTTAGCTACAAGATTCGGTCCAGATTTACAACAATTCCCTGACCCACAAGGAGTATTCGGAGATCAATTTACTGGTGGGTTTGATGTGCCTTTATTCTTTAATATTCTTGCACGTGTACAAACAGATGAAACAGGTTTAAGTAGCGATGAAATTAGAACTTTGTTTGCGCAAGAAAGAGCAGCAACCCGTCGTAACGATGCGTTTAGAATGATAGATCAAGTTAGCGTATTCAATGCTATGGAAACTGCTTCCGTTAATTTGTTAGGTAGAAAAGCTACTAAACGAGAAAAAGATATTTTTATGGAAATGATTTTTGATTTGCAATTATCTGAAAATGCTCCGGTTAATATTAATTTAGCTGCAAGAGCTGGTGATGCTATTACTGAAGGTGATTTAGGTAGAAATGTTACGCAACGGTATCAAGCTAGGGAAACTGTTAACGCTGCTGAACAGGTTGTTAATGTTATTAGGTCTTTGGGGGGTAGCGCACGTGGCAATTCCTGAAATTAATTGGGGTGAGTTTCAAAAAATAATTGATGACCCTGAGTATGCAAAGAGTCAGCATGGACTTGGGGGCGATGAGTATGTTAATGCTAAAGCTGCTTTTAATACTATAAATTCTTTTACGACAGGTACTGTTGGGGGAGAACGATCTATTATTTCAGCTACAGGAAGACCTATTGCACCTTCTGACCCTAGTGCATCTTCTAATTTTGATAATCATAAAGCGCTGATTCTTTCATTTGAAGGTGAAGAGTACAATGCTGCAACAGGTTTGCATCCTGTTTACGACGATGCTAAAGGAATTAAAACAATAGGTTTTGGGCATCGTCTTTCTGATGACGAAATTGAAAATAGAAGTATAACTATTAATGGCGAGACATACAATATTGCTGGTCCTAATAATGGTATTCCTGATGATGCTGCGTATAAATTATTTGAACAAGATTTTCAAACGCATTTAGAAATTTATTATGGTGAGTTAGCATTTGGGGAATCTGCACGAACTCATTATGGTGAAAATAATGTAATATCAGAATTTGCAGATCAAAGCCTTAAAAATAATTGGGCAAGTGCTTGGGGACTTAAAAATATTAACTATGAAGGTGGGGATGGTCCTGTAAGGCTAGAAGTAAAAAGCAATGGGGATACTACAGTTTATGGTTTTAACGACAGAGAAGAAGTTATAGCTGCTGGTCGTCAAATTTTTATGAGTATGCCTGAAACTGTGCAGGCTTCTACTTTGTCTTTAGTTTTTAATGCTGGTTCTTCTGGTCCTGAAACTATACGTAAAGTTCTTGCAGCTACTGAGTCTGGTAATTACGAGCCTTTAGCACAACATTGGGCTGGTACAACTGGAACTAAATTAGCTGGAGAAGAAGCAATTTTAGAAACAAGAAGGAAACAAGAAGGTCAGTATATGGTTGACCCTGAAGGTCAAAATCCACAAAACTATGGGTTAGATAATACGGTTAGTATAGACAGGCATTTAGCGTATCATCCAACTGTAAATAGGCTAGTGCAATCTCAAGGGATTAATTTAAACCCTACTTCTACTACTGCACCTGTAGTTGGGGAAAGCACTACTGCTGCTACGTTTAGCGGACCTCCTAAAGGCGGTGATTTTAGTGCTAGAAGTGTTAGTGGTTTTAATGTAGGTCGCCAAATGGCGCAAGATGCTGGTTTGAATGATGACGATGAAAGCAATTATTTAACACAATTTTTAGATAATCCGGTGTTAGAGCAATATGGTGGCTATGGGTTGTTTCTTGATTCTAATAATTTAGATTTCCATATTGGTCTTGGTTCAAATCCAGAGGCAATGTCAAGAGCACCAATTTACGCAACGGGAATGATAACTCCGTTTTTAATACCTGTTGATGTTAATGACCCTAACAAAGTTACTACTATGCACATTGTTGATTACATACAACAGCAAGGCATTCTAAATGACCCAGCTAGGGTAGAGCAACTATTTTCTTTTACTAATTATTTTCAAACAACGACTTCTTTTCAAAGAGAGTTTGATACTCGGTTTGAAAGAATGAGTGACCCTCAAAAAGAAGAAGAGTTGTTGCCTGCTAAAAGAATGTTAGAAGATTTAGCAAGGCAGTTAGGTATTGCTTATACTGATGAAGAGTTAGATGAAAAGTCGTTGTTTTTGACACGTGGTAATAAGATTAGCGATGAACGGTTTGTTAGAGAATTTGTTATGGCTGATAAGGCACAGAAAGAAACTGTTGGCGATTACACACAGTTAATGTCTGATGTAAGAACTATAAAAGCTAACGCTAATAATTATTTTCTTAACTTAAGCGATGAAGAAGCTCAGTTGTTAGCTGACCAACGATTTACTGAAGAAAAAACTGACGCAGAAATTTTAGAAGAATTTGCTCAACGAGCTGCTGCTTTGTACCCTGCGTTAGCTAAACCTGTGTTAGAACGAGGTGTTATGCCAAGTAATTATTTTTCTACACACAAAAAAACTATAGAAGATATGCTTGAGCGCCCTGTTGACATGTTTGGCGAATTTAAAGATGTGTTGCAATTTTCTGATGAGAACGGTAACCCTATGAGTTTGTCTAATTTAGAAACAAAGATTAGGAAAAGCTCTGAATGGCAAGGCACTAAGAACGCTGAGTTAAAAGCTAGAGAATTAGCTACATTAATTGCGCAAGAGTTTGGAATGGTGAAGTATTAATGGCTGCGAATGATATTTTGATGAGCATATTAAAAGATTACGGGTTGGAAGATTTGTATAGTTTTGCTCAGAATTTGTGGGTTGAGGGGTCAACTGCTTCTGATGTTCTTGTGCAGTTACGTAACCAACCTAAATTTCAAGAACGTTTTTCTGGCATGGATAAACGACGAGAAAATGGTTTGCCTGCTATTTCTGTTGATGATTACATACAATTAGAACGTGATTATCAGCAGGCTATGGCTGCGTATGGGTTGCCTGAAAGGTTTTATGATGAGCCAGAAGACTTTGCAGAATTTATAGGCAATGATGTTTCAGCTACTGAAATAGAAGAACGTGTTGCGTTAGCTGCTAAAGCAACTGCTGAAGCAAACAAAGATTTAAAACAAGAGTTACTGTCGTTGTACAATATTGATGACGCTGATTTAACTGCATACTATTTAGACCCTGATAGGGCAGTAACTGTTCTTGAGCAACGGTTACAACTTGAAAGCGCTGGCATATCGTTAGCTTCTAGAAAAACTACTGGGCAAGGCTTATCTGAGGGTGTTGCTAGGGAGTTAGTAGATCAGAATGTTCAAGAACGTGAAGTTAGTTTAGCTATGGCGCAAACTGCTGGCTTGACAGAAGAAACTCTTAGTACGCAAGGATTATCTAGTGATGAGATTGCTTCTGCAAACTTTGGTTTAGATAGTGAAATGGTCGCTAGGGTTAATAGGTTGCGTCAAAAGAGGGCTAATGTTGGGGGTGGAGGCATGGGTGCTTCTGCTCAACAAGTAGGTGTTACTGGGTTAGGTTCTGCCCAAATGTCATAGGTTGTTTACAAAACCCTGTATTTTACTTATATTTAATTATGTGATCTGCCCCACTAAGAGGGTGAGCCGTTCACACAAAATTAAACTCCGCTAACATTCCACCGTTGTTAGCGTGTATGAGAAGGTGAGTGACATAATGGAAAATGAGTCTACAGAAACGGAAGAAGTTTCTAGTACCGAATCCAAACCAAATTGGCGTAGAGAACTTGAGGCGAAAGCCAAGAGAGCTGATGAGCTTGAAGCGCAAGTTCAACAGATGCAACGCAAAGAAGTGTTTCGTGATGCTGGCTTAGACCCATCCAATAGGATGACTGAGTACTTTATGAAAGGCTACGAAGGCGAGTTAACTGTTGATGCGATACAAGCTGAGGCTAATAGCGCAGGGTTATCCAATGTGGTAGCTCAAGCTGATACGTCTTTGGTAGATCAACAGGCGCAGTTTGCAGCACAGGTAGAGGCGGAACGAAGAATCGCTGAAGCTGGTGATGATGCTGGTCCTGTCACTGACCCACAATTTGAGAGTTTAATTAAACAAACTAAGAACGAAGATGAACTGCGACAGTTGTGGGAATCTAATGGCGGTACTTTTAACGCAATGACGTGAGGTAGGCTCCAAAATTTAATTGGAGAATAGCCTAATGGCACAAACACAAATGAGTTCGCTGAGCTCCGCTGGTAATGCAGCATTTGAACAGCTCGCTTACTTTGCGTTGCGATCACAACCTCTTTTTGAGATGGTTTGCGATGTTAAAACGACAAACCAATCGCACGCTGGTTCAAGCGTTAAGTTCACAAAGTACAGCGATTTATCACAATCTACTTCAGTAATTTCTGAAGTCAATGACATTTCCCCTGCAACATTGGGTGATGCACAGGTTACGGTAACTCTTGAAGAGTATGGTAATTCAGTACAAACCACCGCTAAAGCACGTGGAACCAGCTTCTTGAACATAGATGCTGATGCTGCGAACATTATCGGTTACAACATGGGTGACAGCCTTGATAAGATTGTTCACGACATTGTAACTGAAGGAACTAACGTTCTATATGGTGGCGATGCTACAGCTACAGGAGAACTAGCAGCAGGCGATGTTATCACCGCTGCTCTTATCCGTAAAGCTGTTGCTAACCTACGGGCTGCTTCTGCACCTGCATTCAATGGCAACGTTTACGTTGGATTTATCCACCCTGACGTTTCCTACGATCTGCGTGCTGCTGCTGCCGTAACTGACGTTATTCAACACCAAATCCGCCAAGACGCAAATGCTGTCCGCACAGGTAGCATCGGCACATTCGGTGGAGTTGACTTCATTGAAACACCAAGAATCACGCTAACCGCTGACGCTGGTGCTTCTAACGTTGATGAATACAAAACTGTAATAGTTGGTAAACAAGGTCTAGCAAAAGCGCACAGTGCTGCTGCTGGTTTCGGTGCTGACCCAAGCATCGTATTCGGTCCTGTAACCGACAGTTTACGCCGATTCAACACAGTTGGTTGGTATCATCTTGTAGGATACGGAAGATTCCGTGAGGAATGTATCCGAAGGATTGAAACATCATCCTCAATAGGCGCTAACTAATAGCTCCTCACTGGTAGTAGGGTAGGCTGACTTTACTGGGAGGTTAGCCTACCCTCTATCTTTTTTTATTTGATTAGATTATTATTGGACATCATGGAAGAAGAACAAGTACACGTAGTTATAGCACCTGAGACTATTAAGGCGAAGGTTGTGGCAGACGAGGAGAACGCTGATGGCTAGTGGTCTTTATGGAATAACGTTTCTTAACGCTTTGAAGAATACTTTGGCGTTGGATTTAGATAGTGACACGATTAAAATTATGTTGGTTACGTCATCGTATACCCCTGACTTTGGGGCGCATGACTTTAAAGCTGATGTATCTAATGAGGTTTCTGGGTCAGGGTATACTTCTGGTGGTAACACGTTAAGTAGTTTGGCTTTGACGCAGACAGGTGGCACGATTAAGTTTGATGCTGCTGATACGTCGTGGTCGTCTGCGACTATTACGAATGCTAGGGGTGCTGTGATTTATGATGATTCTTTGACTGATGACCCGTTGATTGCGTATATTGATTTTGGTTCTGATTTCTCGTCTAGTAATGGAACGTTTACGATTACGTTTGCTGCTGGCGGTATATTTACTATTGATTTGACTCCGTAGGAGGGTGAATGGCTACTTCTAATTATCCGGCTAGTCTTGATACGACGAGTGCGCTTCCTGCTAGTATTTCTGATACTGCTAATTTAAATTCTCCTAATCATGCTGAGATGCACGAAGTGTATAATGATGC